AAGCAATCAGCTTAGGCATCGAACGGCGGATCAGGCTGATCAGGATAGGATCAAAACCGTCGATAGCGCCCGAACCAGTGGTTTGGGTGTTGATAGGACCAACGTTGGTTGGTGCCTCGGTGAGGATACCACGCTCTTCGCGGATAGCTCTCTCTTGGTTTTCCAGGAGGATAGCGGTGACAGCCTTACGATAGTTGTCCTTGATTTCAGGAAGACCATCATGGTTAAGGACTGGCGACCACTTCTCTTGGAGGTTTTCTGCATTAAACATGCGTTTACTCCGTTTGTTGTTTAAGTGGGTTACAGTTTTATCAGATTCTCTTAGCAAGAGCAGCGACGTATGCGCTCATGGACTCACTAACAGTCTCTACTTTAGCTGGTTCGTCAGAAGAAATTTCTTCTGCGACTTCTACCTTGGGGTTGCCAAAGTAGGACTCTTTGATCTGAACCAGTTTCTCACGGTACGACTCTTCAGTTTTGAACTCAACTGCTTCAGCGAGGGAGGTGAACTTGTCCTTTTGGGTCTCAGCAAGACCACGGGTCAGTTCGCTCAAAATCTCATTTTTACGATAGGTGCTAACTCTCTCATGCAGTTGGATGTTCTTCTCAACCTGTTCGTTGAGTCGGGTCTCCATCTCATCTAATTTTTCGCTCATCTCAGCGACAACATCAAGTTGCTCAGTAGGAACGTTGATGTTGCTTTCAATGAACAAGCCTCTGAGACCTGCCAAGAACCCTTCTGCGATTTCAGCGCGGAGACCTTGCTCAATAGCAAGTTCGTTCTCCGACATCCACTCTTCGCAGGCGTAGTTCAGGAAGTTCTCAACACGACCAGCAAATTCTTCCTTGAGAGACTCAATCTCTTCAACGAGTTTTGCTTCGGTCGATTCCTTGATAGCAGCAACCTTTTCAGAAACCTTAGCAGTTACAGCGGCTTCAAAAACGGTCTTTGCTTTGTCTTGGAATTCTTCAGAAAGATCAGCGCCAGCAAGAACTGCAGCGATGTCTTCTTCTGCTACTACCTCACCCTCGGTCTCGACCTCATCAAAGATCTTAGCAGACAGAGCACCAGGCATAGCAGAGGAAGCGCCGCTAGGCTTGGTCTTTAAGGTAGAATCTTTTGTAGCAGTCACAGGAGCAGCAGCCTTTGCACCAGGGTTATCAGTACCTTCTGGCTTCTCTTTGCTATTGCTTGCAACTTCGGTGCCGTCATTTTTCAGATCGGACTTTTGAGGAGGAACAGCGCCTTTCTTGATGGCAGCATCGCCAGTGGCAGCTTCTTCCTCAACAACTTCTTCTTCAACCGCAGTGTTTTCTGCGATCAATTTCTGAAATTTTTCATCAATAGTAGACATTAGTGTGCTCCTACGGGATAATTAGACTGCGGTTTAATTTCTATATTTATTTATAAATCACAAATTTCTGAGGAAGTAATCGAATGCGCGGATCTTTCTTTCCATCAGTTCCTCACGAGAGGGTGCGGTATCAAGCGCTTGCTTGATTTGTTCGATGTGGACTTCCTTGAGGCGGTTGCCTTCCATGACCCATTCTTTTCCTTCGTAGATACCCTCAACAAAAGCATCGGGCGCGGAAGGATCTGCTACAATATCTGCAGCAGTAGCAAGAATGAAATCATCAGCGACAACAGAAGAAGTTCCTTCACGTTTGATGGAACCTAATCCTCTAGAAGATACACCGAGTTGTACCCCTTCCTCAAGTAAGTTCTTTGCGATCTTACCCATAGGGGTTTCAAGAAGTTTCGCTTTACCGATGAAGTTAGTACCTTCAGGATAAAGTTCCACAATCTTGTGAGACACACGATCAAGGTTGATGGTTGGACCATCTGGATGACCAAGTTCTCCGAGGGCACGTCCGCGCTTGACGAACTCCTCATTGTACTTGTTTACTTCACGCTCCATGGTTGCATACTTGTACATGCGACCATTGCGGTTAGTGATCTCAGTTTGAAGGAAGATGCCTTTAATAAAGGTATCTTTCTTACCGTCGCTTTCTTCGGTAAGAATCTCAATATCTTCAATCTGTTCCGTGATCAGTTTCATCTGTTTCCTCTTGATCGGTTACTTCAGTCTCAGTCTCTGCCGTTGTTTCCTCCTCTTCCTCAACTTCGGGTTCGCCTTCGTCGGGGACATGGGGGAACATCTTTGCAGCAACTGTTTGTTTAGAAGCGTCAACTGCCATAGCAGCTTTCACTTGTAACATGTCTTTGAGTTTCTCAAGCGCATCTGCTTGATCATTATCCCAAAGCAAATCAACGATTTCTCGCTCTTGTGTTGCCATAATGTTAAGATGTCTGTAATTTATTTAGTACCGTTACCGTTTTGAGGTTGTGGTTTTTTCGCTTGTTGGATCTGAACCTTCTTCATGTCCATGTCCAAGTCCGCGCTTTGCTGATCACGGTCAAGGTTTGCTTGGTCAGCAGCGACCTGATCTAATGGATCAATGACCTTTCCAGACTTAATATCATTTGCCATCTCCGCGTCAATCTCTTCGATCTGAGTTTCAGTCTGACCAAGAATCTCTTTACGGATATATTCTGTAGAGAAATACTTACCAACGAAAGGATCCATTTGAGCAATGATTTGAAGTTTCTCATTCATCATCTCAAGGTTCTTAAGTTCCGTGAAATGATTGTCGTAGAGATAGTCGTACTGGACATGCTCTTTCATGTCCTCCCAATCTTCAGGTGCAATGACGCCCTTGAGGATCAGTTGAGTTTTGAGAGTGTCTTGGAAAAGATCGCTGAACTTCTTACGTAACTTTCCAACAAATTTTGTGAACTTTAATTCGTCTCTTGTGATCTCGGAGGAGCGTCCAAGATTAAAGGACGTAGCAGAATCAAGTCTTCCCGCAGGAACATTCAGTGCTTTGTAAAGTTTTGTTTGGAAATATTGCACGTCTGTAAGCTCTCCGAGGTTCTGACCTCCTGGGAGCGTTGTGATCTCTGTGCCACGACCACCTTCTCTACGTGGAAGCCAAAAGTCTTCCAGCATAGACATGTATTTGCGGTCGTCACGGATCTCCCCAGTATTGGCGTCGTAAACTAACTTGTTACGATAACGACCCATTACCTCTCTGAGGTATTGTTCCGCTTTTTGCTTGGGAAGATTTCCTACGTCGATATAGAAAATTCTACGTTCTGGGGCACGGGAGATTCTGTAGATAACCAGACTATCCTCAATCATACGAAGTTGATTGAGAACTTTGATCCCCTTGTGCAGATAAGAGAGTACGATATTTCTGTTGGTATCCATGATACCAGACGTGACATACGTGATTGCATCCTTTGCAATCTTGATGCCACTATTTGCGGAAGTGTTGTTTAGACCTTTAGGGTTGTAGATGAAATACTCTTCGGACTTACCGAAGTCATACTTCATAAACTCATCTGCGGTCTTTGGTTTATTGATCTGTCTAACTTTTTTGATCTTATTAGGATCAATGTAGCGAAGTTCCAGAATACCTTTTGCTGGATTATTCAGATCAATGACCTTATGATAATATAATCTACCGTCAATGTACCAACGACGGAACATCTCATGTGACTTACTATCAAATCCAAAAAGGTTTTTGATATGATCAAATTCCTTTCGGATCATTTCCTTGACACTATCACTGACTTCTAGATTGTCCAAGTTAATTTGAACTGGACTATCGTTCTGGTCAGCGACGATTGCCTCGTGAACAATATCTTCAATGGCAGAATCCACTTCTGGATGCATTGCCATCTCACGATATTTTTTCACCATATCGTATTCGGTCTTGAAGTTACCGTCTAAGTCAACGTATTGACCGTAGTAACCCCCAGCGATAAAACTAGTTGCGCCGTCCTCGTTAGATGGAGCAACAGGAGAAGGTGCTCTGTCCTTCTCCTGCGACTTCTTCTTAAACGAGAAACCAAATAACTCTGCCATAATATTTTATTTCGTGGCTCTCGACCTACTATTTAGTTGCCGTCAAATTGTCTGTTGACGACATTACCTGTACCTACATCACCCTGATAGGTTTCGTGGTACTGATATGCAAACTCAACATCAAACTCCTCATAGGAATCGTTGTTGTCGTATGCAACCGATACTTGGGAAACGCTAACTGGGAATGCTGCGACTAACTTGTACTCGCGGAGAACAGTCAGACCTTCAGCAGCAGCGCCAGGACCACCAAACTTGTCGAGTTGCTTGATCGAAATATCTTGGAAGATGTTTACGATATCGGTAGATGCTACGTTAGCATCAACTCCGTTGGTGAGTTGGATCCACTTTTCATATGCAGAACGCAGTTGGAATGCGTCGTCCATATAGAAGGTTGCGGTCCAGGTTTCGTAAGTTCTGTCACCAGGGACTTTAATTACGCGACCACGGAAAGGAAGTTCAACTGTACCTACGTTAGTTGCAGGCAGTGCTGCAGACTTACACATGTAAGTAACTTCCGAATTGTTCTCAACTCCAGAAATACTTGGAGCTGTTACTCCGCCACCAGTTGGCCAAGCGTGATCTACGGAGAACAGGTTGGGGCGAACCCCACCCCTGATCGCCTTTTGGAAAGTTAGAATACCTAATGGTGTTGCCATTTGCTTTTGCTCCTTTTAATTTATCTGCCAGATGGGACGACCTCTTCAAATGCAACACCAGATCTGGTTGCAATAAAGGTCAGTGTGATGAAGTTAATAGAGCGAGCAGGCTTGATGTAAATGTCTGCTTTGAACTCGTTAGAATCAATGACTGCAGCGGTATTGTTTGTTTCGTCACAAACTACCAGGAAGTCAGTGATGCCTCTAGCGGCTTGGATGCCACGGAGGTATGGTTCAACAACGTTCTTAAAGTTGTTACGAGTGAACTCGTCATTAACTTCAAACAGAACTCCCTTCGCAGCGTTGCCGATTGTCTTCTCTGCGACCAGGAAGAGGCGGCGAACGTTGATGCGATCAAATGCAGATGGTGAAGCGAGAGCAGTTTTGTCACCAAAGAGAACGATGCCCTGACCAGGAAGAGAAGTAATAGGATTAATTCTGTTCTGGTAGAGAGAATCTCTTTCAGCTTTGGTTGGGGAATATGCCAGTTTGATGGCATTTCTGATTCCACCACGGTTCAGACCAGCAGGGGAGAACCATGGGGTTCCGTTTGCAGTGACGGAAGCGCAAAGACCAGCAACGTCACCGTTGCAAGGGATCCAGCGATACTTGTCTGCGAAACGGTCGTAAACATACTTCCAACCATTATCGAGAACAGCGTAGGAGCTGCTTGCTACGGTTTGGAAGAAGTCGATTACGTTTCTTGTCTGATCAGCAGAACTTGTTACTCCAACAACATCGCCTTTGAATGGCGAGAGGAATGCAACACAATCCTTTCTGCCCGATGCGATAGTTGCGAGGCTCGATGCGATTGATTGGGAGTTGGTTTTGCTAGTGGCATCGCCAGGACCCATGATCAGATAATCGATCTGAACAGTTTCTGTGTCAGTAAACTCTTGATATGCAGTGATGATTTCTGCAGAAGTTGCAGTACCAGTTTCTGCACCTTTCTGGAAGGTGTAAGACAGAGCACCCAGAAGGTCAAATGTTGTGGTGCTATCGTTACCAGCGTTTCCAGTTCCCTGGATGTTGTTGCTAGATACAGCAGCGTTTCCACTTACATCATATGCATCTGCCTCGTGCTTACCCCAGTAAACATAGGAAGATTTTTCCAGAATTGCTTGTGGGTAGTAGTTCTGAGCACCCTCTGCAGTCTTGGCGTCATTTGCCTTAGACAGATAGGTGAGTTTCTCAAGCAGGGAGTTTGGAGTACCAGTGATAGCACCAGTTGCATCCCAAACTACTACGTGCAGTTCATCGTTTGCACCACCACGAGCAGAAACGTGTGGGGAAGTGCCAGGGCGAGGTGCGATCTGATTCCACTTAAGACCAGCATAAACGCTTTGCTGATCGTACCAGTTTGCTGCAGCAGTTACTTCCAGGTCGGTAACGCCATTCTCGATGACATCGGTAGCAACCCAAGTATCAGAAGTAATCAAACTTACTTTGTTGTTGGCAGCATCCCATGCATAGATGTATCCAGACTTAGCGCCGTTAGGGCTGCCTGCTGCGGTTTGGACTTGAGTACCTACTGTAGTTGTAGAGAGTGCTCCGTCCAGGGTCAGCATAACGTCAGCGCCCTTGTCGATAACAGAAACGCGAATTGCATTGGAGGTTTTACCTACCGATCTAGAAGCAAAGTGCCATGGGTTTGCCGCTGCATCGCGGTAGGTTGCCTCATATGCATCCTTGTTTGCAATCTTGAGGGTATAAGGGGTTGTAGTAGAATCGTCGGAAGCGGTCAACTGTCCCGATGTCGATGCTCTTACAACGTCGAGTACGCCGCCATATGCAAGATAACTTGCAGCGGTCCACCAATACTCAGCGTTTGCATTTGTTGGTTCGCCAAATACTTCGAGTAATTGAGCTTCCGAGGAAATTCTGACTGGTTCAAGAACAGGACCTTGGGTGAAAGGACCAGCAAATGCACCAACATTTACTTCAACCGACTCAATTGATCCAAGTGTCAGATCCCTCTCTTGGATCGCTACTCCTGGCGAGAGAAGCGTGCTAGCCATGCGTTTACTCCTGAAATAAAGATTTCATTTTTTATCTAAAATTATTTATAAAATGCTGCTGTTTAGCGATACTCCCACATGAAGGCACGATCACCATACTCATCTACATTCCAAGAGGATTCGCTACTGTTCATATCAGCGGACCATATTGTCCCATCATTATCTATAATTCTTTCATCTTCTAGTCCATCCAGGATAAAACCAAATGGTGCCATGTCCTGTTCAATCTGGTTCTTCTGCTCATCGTAGATTCTCTTACGGATATCTTGATCCGTCATCTCCTTGAAGTATTCTTGTTGGACCAACCAGGAGAAGATAACCAGACACATCACTAGGTCATCGTTATAACCCTCGTCTGCTTCAAACGAGTTCTTGTTTTGAATGAACGTGGTAAATTCAGCAACGATGTTGTAGTCTCTAACAAGTAACTTATCCTCTTCGATCAAAGTCTTGAGGTTAGAACATCCTTGTGCCTTGACAGTCTTGGACATCTTGACACCCATTTGTGTCTTACCACCAGAGAATCCAGTACCAACGATCTGCCCAGCACGACCACGCATGGCGCACATCAATACATTTTCATACTCAATGTCATAGTGAAGCATTGACGCAACTGCTTCGCCAATGTCATTAACTTCAACTAGTACATATGCTTTATTATAATTTTTTGCTACCGTTTGAATAACGTTAGGTAGAAGCATAGGTCTAATATCATGATCCCTATACTTTGCTACTAGTTTCCATGGAGCCTGTGTGATATCAATTACGATGAATGCAGAGTAGTCCTGTGACAATCCACGAGACACGTCAACGCACATGATATAATCATGGTCTGGTAATGGGTTCTCATAGATGTCAAGTCCAGCATTACTGGAGATTGGATCATCGTAAGTTAGATTCCTAAGTTTGGATGCGGCGATAAGAGTATCAACCGATCCTAAGAACTCACACTCAAATTCCTGAGTGAACTGTCGTTCTGAAGTGTTTGCAATAGTCTGTGCTTTCCAGTCAGCATCTCTACCAGGAACCTCTGACCAATGAACCTCAGACCAAGTATATCCATTCCTACCTTTCTGAGCATCAACCCAGAGTTTGTAGAAATGGTTCATCCCATTTGGCGTTGAGATGATGATGACTTTTGTGCTTTTACCAGAAGTAATAGTAGGATAAACAGAGGCAAAGAATTGCTCTGCAATATGGTTTGGAATGAACGCAAACTCATCGAGGAAGATGATGTTAAACGACATGCCTCGGACAGCAGACGCAGATGTAGAAGCTGCCAGTATCTTACTGCCATTCTCAAGCTCCATCGATCCTTTGTTATAGACCACTATACCCTGTTGCATCCACAATGGCAACTGTTCGTAAGCAAGTTGTAACCTTCCCAGCAGGTCACGGGCAGTTGACAGTTTGTTTGCCAGGATGCCGATGTTTACGTTGTCATTGAACAAGGCATAGTGCAACAGATACGAAACGCAAGTTGTTGACTTACCAGTCTGTCGTGGCAACTTTGCGATATTGAATCTGTTCTCGTGAAAGTTTCTAATTAATTGTTTCTGAAACTCCCACATTTTAAATGGGACGACACCTTCATCAAGAGAGATAATCTTTACGTAGTGCATTGCAAAGTAGACGGGATCTTCTTTGCATCTGATATACTCTTGTACTTGCTCTTGAGTAAATTCTATCGGCGTCCCAACCTTCTTCAGATTAGGATTGCCAAGGTATGCGTCAGACATAATAATACTGATAATAAAAAAGGGAGGTTACTCCTCCCTAGCTTTATTTAGTTTGTACCAATCTTCGGCAGTTTCGTAACTCTCAAAGTAATGAATTCTACCACCATAGACGATTGTAAATCTTCCAAGCAAACCATCAAATCCAATATGGGGAATTCCATCCTCATCTTCTTGGACCTCTTGCTCAAGGTAAAGACGATCTTCTGGGACCTCACTCATGACTGACCCTCCTTGATTTCACGTTGGCGACTGTACAGATATTCTAACACATCTTCACGCCATTCCAACAGTTCATAAAAGCACTCCTGATTGTGAGCGCATTGACGAAGTTCAGAATCAGGTTTCAGAACACTCTCAATGAAAAGGGTCAAACCCCTTTCACGCTTCTCTTTCTTGTCCATGGTTAAGAACCTCGATTTCATGTTCAATCATAGCACGAACAATCTTTGCTCTGCCATAATTTCCAAAAGATTCCAGAACTCGAAGTTCTGCTTGAAGGTCTTCCAGAGTTCTCCTTGATCGATCGCTAATCATCTCGATCCTCCTCATACGCCATTCTAAGTATATAGTAGATTGACCAAAGCGCAAGCACTTCGACGAGGACAATCATTAACACTATACTCCAAACTGGCGAATTGACATCCATTAGTCTTTAGGGTAATCTTCTTCTAACTCTGTTAGTCTCTTTGCCCAGGTGGTTCCTCCTTCCATACCCACACATGGGTTAATGCATCTATCATCTCCAAGGTTGTTGCAGACTAGTCCAGCAAGATCAAGTTCGTTTCCTTTCTTGCCTGTGCCAGACCAATAGTGTTGTCCGTTGATCCACAACGCACCACACTTCGGGCATTCCTTTCTTTCAACTGAAAGATCGGACAGCTCTTTGTCAGTCATCTTTGTACTCCTTAAGGAACTTTTCAAACTCGGTTGTGTCCTTAACGAGTTGCCTCTTAAGTTTCCAACCCATCCATTTCATCTGAAGTCTTACAAATGCATAACGCATCTGAAGATCAGCATAGGCAAAGAGTTTCATTGTTTCCTCTGCACCTGCATAGGCGATCAGAATCAATACAAATACAATTACGAAATAGGAACCGTACATTTTGGTAACTCTCTGCTACACAGATTATACCACTATTTACCAAAATGAGACATTCTTAAGACTTATATTAGACTTTGGAAGAAATTATTAACGTTGTTCGATCCAGTTCAATACTGCGAGTACGGACTTGTTAGTGTTAGGAGAAGCGCAGGCAAGTGTATAAGTATCGCTGATTGTACCAATACCAGATCTTCCAATCTGCAGTGCTGCTTTATCATCAACATCAATTAGAGAAGCACCGCCAGCAACAGTGAATCCTGAGAGAAGTGTTGTTCCTCCAGAAAGGGCGGTTGCCGTAAGGTCATATTGCATAAAAGAGTTTGGCTCTGGATGATCTACCCAACTCGCACCAGTCAAAGTTGAGTTCTGGTAAAGTCTCCAATAGACATTCGTATTATCGTTCGTTACTGCCTGTAGAGATCTCAGTAACATAACTGCCTGAAGTGCAGATGACTTAAGACGCAAACTGATTACTGGATAGAAAGTGTTTGCGAGAGGCAATGTCTTGCCAGTGATAGGAGCTGATATACTCAACAAAGTACCAAGTTTTTCTGGTTCCCCTTCTTGGATCAGAGAGTTAGAACCTTGATAAAGATAATGAGTTCCAGCAGCACCAGTTACATTCTCAATCTCACAACGAATTGGGAGGAATGGAGTAGAGCACCAAACTCTATCCTGAATATTTGAGTTCTTAAATGTATGACTTCTAATAGTCTCACCTTCCATTAACCAATTAAATCCTACAGTTCCAGCACCATACCATTCATAGTTAATGGAAATCATCTGCTGTTTTGTAGCATCAGCAGTTACACCAGTGTATCCGTTACCATCAAACTTTTCACCGTTCCAGTTATCTCTGGTTATTCTCGTTTCTACAACACTGCCAGACGCGCTGCTGCGAATTACATAAGAATATGTGCCTCCATCATCCTCAAAGAAAGCACCATCAGTCTCATTAAACAATCCGAATCTTCTGCGAATACC